TACGGCTAATGATGCGTCAGCAGAGAACGAAATTAAATACATGCTCATGAACAGTAATCAAGTCTCGTATCACGTCGCAGTAGACGATATAAACGTCATTCAAGCTATTCCGTTCAATCGTAACGCTTGGCATTGTGGTGACGGTCAAGGCAACGGTAATCTTAAATCTATCGGCGTAGAAATCTGCTACAGCAAAAGTGGCGGTGCTAGATACGCCGTTGCCGAGGAAAATGCCGTACAATATATCGCTAGTCTATTAAAGCAATACGGTTGGGGTATCGAGCGTGTCCGGAAACACCAAGACTGGAACGGTAAATATTGTCCTCATCGTATTTTAGACGAAGGGCGTTGGAGTAGCTTCTTAAAACGTATCGAAAGTGCGTTGAACGTTAATACCGAATCAACCGGAAAGGATGACGATGTTATGCAATTTACGATTAAAGAAACAAAGACCGCAGTACGTGATTTATTACAGCAAGCTGTCGATAGTAAGAAAATCGATAAGTCATGGCTAGATAAATTCGACACAGGCACGATGACTGGTGGAGACTTCGAAGGATTAAAGATCATCATTGCACAACGTAGTTAATAACGATAAAAGACCGTAGGGCATCGCTGCCTTGCGGTCGATTTTTTTTTATACTTAATCTCGCCACTTCATATCGAGAAATTCGTTTACTGCCTCTTTTATTCGTGTCACAGGGCTTCCGACTTCCGCAATTACATACTCAATCAACGAAGCCCACGAATGGTGCGATTCGCCTTTCTTCGTTACGTACCGTAAAATCGCCTGCAGCTCCCGCATCTGCGAGTTAGTCAATTCCTCCGTTAAATACTGTTTGATATACGCATTTACAAATCGGATATTCTTCATTCCTATATCGAGTAATATCGCTACTGTCCGTGACGGCGTACAATCCAACGCATAGCTCAACAAAGCAACCGATTCAAACTCTTTTTGCGTAAATCTTATCGTCACACGCTCGCCTCTTATTTTTGGACGTTTCTCCATCGTTTCGTTCGTTGTATGTCCGCGAAACATCGTATGGCCCATAATAAGATCGCGTTTAAAATAAACGGATAATTGTTCGATTACTTTGCGGTCATGGAGGACAAGCATCGCCATTTGTTGACATACGTCTTTGACTGGCGTAAACGTGATATAAGAAATGCGGTAAAGAACGTCTTTTAAATCTAACGAGATAGTGGGCTTTACATCTCGCTTCTTATCTGAGCGAGCTAAACGGGCCTTCCCTGCTCTTTCGATTTTCATTTTCTCCCTCCCAAAGGCGAAGTTAGCGTAGGGACACATTCCAGACGTCCCTAGCACGTTTCTATAAAGTATGAGAGAGCGAAGTTGTCCTATTACTGATTAGATTTTTAATCGGAGGGGCATAATGATTTTATAAGGTGGTGAATTATCGATGACAAACGAAGATAAAAAACGTTCAATCGTGGAAGGCGTGGCTAAAATGTCCGAGAAGTACGGCTACCCTACGATGCCTAAAAAGAAGAAGAAAAAGAAAAAGGCCGAGTAGACTTTGCGTTGTCCACTCGGTCTTATTTACTTATTATACTTACTATCCAGTTCGGTTACGGATTGTAAAAAGTCTAATGTGGCGGCTTGTATCTTTTCGTAATCAAAACCGTGATTTTGACCCATTTGGGAAATTAAGAAAGTCAACAGATAATCTTTGTTTACATTTTCAAGCATTCTGCGGATTTGATTTTGTTCTTCAAATGTCATGTCTAGTCACCTCGTCGTATTACATTTATTTTTCGTCGTCATATACTCGCTTTGAACCGAAGCCGAGTTTCTTTTTCGGTTTCACCTCGTCGATTACCGTACCACTTACGCCACGTTGCGCAAGTACCTCGTCCAACAATCGCTTAACTCTAACGTCAAACTTTTCTTCCTC